AGCAGCCGCCGCAGCCCCTGCACCGCCCACGCAGCAATCGCCTCGCGCTCTTCCGCCACCAGGACCTGGTGGAAATCGAGCACCCGCTCCTCAACGGGGACAACGCGATTGAAGTCGAAGATCAGCCAGCGTCGGACGAAGCCCTTCGACGTGTCCCGCGAGCGCGGCAGATGGTTGGATCCGAACCACTGCGCGGCCACCGGCTTGAAGGCGAAGATGGCCGACCCCTTGAACTCGGTGTTCTGGGGCGTGCCCTCGACGATCTCCTTGAACGACCGGCCGTCGATCACCGCCTCCTCGGGCAGCTCGCCGCAGATGTTCAGGGTCTTGCCGACCATCGGGGTCAGCTGGAACCGCTCTGGCCACAGCGTCGGCGGCACGCTGCTCTGCGCGGCCGGCGGCATCATGGCCTTGAGCACCTCCAGCGCCTGCGTCTTGCCGGACCCGGCCTTGCCATGGAGCAGGAAGGCCCGCTGGAATTTCGGGGCGATGCCGAACATGGTCGCGGCGAACGCCTCCTGCAGCGCCATGACCTTCTCGGCATAGTCGGCGTCATCGCCCCACGACTGCTCAAGATATTCGAGCCACTTGTGCGCCTCGCTGGCGCGAGCCTCGACGTAATTGAACGGCATCGTGAAGGTCTTGCCGTATTTCGGCGAGTGGTCGTGGAGCACGAGATTCGTGTCGAGGAACCCGTTGGCGAAATTGATCCCGTCCTCCAGTTCGGAGGCGAGACGGCCACGGCACATCTTCGAGATCGTCTTGACGACGGCGGCATAATCGCTGTGTCGGCGCGCGAGAACATTGCCCTTCACGCCTTCCGCGACCTCCATGTAGATGTCGTCCTCGTCCCGGCCGTTGAAGCACGAGCCGTTCCACTGCCAGAAGATGCCCTGATCGTAGCGCAGCTCACCGCCACGGTTCATCTCCTCGACGATCTGCCGGGCAATGGCCTCGTGATCCGCCGCTGTCTCGCCGTCGCCGCGCCGAACGGTTTTGAAGGCGTTCTTCACGTCGGTCTTCGACAGTTTGATCGTGCCGGCCGCGCGCTGAAAGTCCTCCCAGAGCGACATGAACTTGAACTCCTCGAAGTTCTCATCCTTGGCCAGCAGCTCGATCAGCTCGTGGATCTTGCCGAGACGCCAGTTGTTATTGGCCGGGTCGATCGCGATCTGCGCTTCGAGCCAGTCCTTCGCCTTGTCATAGTCCCAGCTCTGGACGGCGTTCTTCCGCACCATCTCGGCGATGGCCGGGTGGGCGAGCTGCTCCGGCGTCAGCCCGGCATCCCAACCCGACGGCATGGTCTTGCCGGCCTCGACGTCCTTGAGCAGGAACTCGACCAGCTTGGCTACGCCCTTGTCCGGATCCATGTCATCGCCGCCGGCCGTGTGCGCGGTGAAGTTCTCAACCCAGTGGGCCATGTGCTTCATCGCCTCGGCGAGCGTGAACTTGCTGTTCTTGTCAATACCGAGCACGACCCGCGCGAGATACCCGGCGTGGCGCACCATCTGGATGTCGCGCTCGCCCTGTGGCACGACTTCGAGCGGCGTCGAGCGACCGGTCTGGGCGATCGACAGGCCGGGCACCGCGCCCAGCCCGCGCCGCAGGATCTGCTCGATGTCCATCGGCAGCGGCGCGATCCGGTCGAGCACCTCCCACAGGTTGGTGTCCGAGACATAGGGCTTCTCGGTCTGCGGGTGGATCGACGGCGGCAGCACCATCTGGTTGCCCTTGCCGAGGAACTCGACGATCGACTCGTTCTCGCCGTTGCGCAGCTTGAAGTTGGCCTGCCCCTGCCAGCGGTAGATCAGGCCCATGCCCTTCTTGCCGACGCGCTTCCACGGGCTGGGCGGCAGGCACGCCAGAATGGCATCGACCAGTGCCTGATCTTCGGTGTCGATGTCGATCGCACACAGGCCGGAGGCCGGGCCGAAGGGCAGGCCGATGTTGCTCTCAGGGTAGGTGGCGAGCCAATGCTCGCGCATCGCCTCGGACGGCATCACCTCGCCATACTGGGTCCATTCGTTCAGGATCGGGGCCTTGCCGGCGCCTTTACCGGGCGAGTTCCAGCGCTTGAGAGGCATGACCGGGATGCCCGCCTGCCAGTGCCGCGGGGCGAAGTCTTTGAAAATGCTCATTTTATACTCCGAGGCGATTGCCGTTGGAAAGATCGACGCCGTTATCCCAGCGGGGCGGCTGTGGCGGAAGGAAGTCGATGCTCTTGAAGATCAGCCAGCATCCGGCCAGCATGTCGATCGCGGAGACCAGCAGCCACACGTCGTTGGTCCACATGATGGCGCCCGAGAGGAATAGCAGGATGCCGGCGGCCAGCATCTCGACGAATATGCGGATCATCGGTACGGCTCCAATCGCTTCATGAAGATCTCGTAGTCGGCCTCCGACATCAGCTCGTCGCAGAGGACGACGACCTGTTCGACGAATGCGGACATCTTGGCCGTCGTCGTGTGGCGCTCCATCATCTTGAGCAGCTGGTCGAGGAGATTGGTCTTGGTCTTGGCGATCTGGATCTTCTGGGCTGTCTCCAGATTTTCCGTGCTCCAGTTCTTGAGGTTCTCGACCATCGCCTTGATCTCGTTGAGGACCATCTCCTGATCCTCGCTCGACAGCTTCACGTCCTTCGACGGACGGCCGCGGCCGGCTTTCGCCTCGACCTGCACCTCCTTCTCGATCACGACCTGCACCTCCTTCGGCGCGAGCAGGTCGCGCAGGGCGGTCTTGGTCTCCTCGTCATAGGGGCAGGACGGATCGTCGAGCGTGTCGAGGTGGTTCTTGAGGCCGATCAGGCCGGTGAGAACCGCGAGGCGGAGGGGAGGGAAGCTGCTCATCCTCACGTCCTACAACTCCGGCTTCCGTGAGCAACGCAAAATCCGCAAGTTACCGGGTAGTTTCCATATGGTGGTTGCGCAGCAACCGTTTGACTTTTTCGTCGCCCTACAACACGCCCTCGATCATGTTCGACGAGCTATACCAAGCCCTCAAGCTCCGCCGGGGCGACGTCAATGCGTCGCAGTCGATGGGCGACTGGATCTGTGCCAACACCACGATCAAGAAGCGCCCGATGTCCTTCGACGGCTATGCCTTCCAGAAGGCCATCGCCGACGACATGCACGCCAACATGTCTGTGATAAAGTGCTCGCAGATCGGCCTGACCGAGGTTCAGATCCGCAAATTCCTCGCGATCCTCACGCGATCGACGGCGCTGGCCGGCATTTTCTCGCTGCCCAACGAGAAGATGTTCACCAAGACCTACAATTCTCGCATCAAGCCCATTCTGGAGACCGACAGCGTCTTCAATCCGCCGACCAGCATCAAGCCGACGCGATCGAAGGACCAGATCCAGATCCGCGACAGCTTTGGCTACATCAACGGCTGCACGGAAGGTGACGCGACCAACACGTCGGCGGACTTCTGCTTCCACGACGAGGTGGATCTCAGTCCGCAGGAAATCCTCGCGCTCTACCAGTCGCGTCTGCAGGGTTCCGACATGCGCGTGATCCAGCAGTTTTCGACCCCGACCTTCACCGACTACGGCATCCACAAGGCCTATCAGCTGACGGACCAGCGCGAGTACATGATGCGCTGCCGGGCGTGCAACCACGTCCAGCTGCCGCGCTTCACTCGCGAGTTCGTCCACCTCGACGATTTTCCCTTCGACGTCGAGAACTTCACCGATCTCACCGCCCAGCAGATTGCTGTTCTCAATCTGGAGAACTGCTACGTCCGTTGTGGCAACCCGTCCTGCCACGCCCGCCTTGACCTCGGCGATGCCGATGCGCGTGAGTGGGTGGCGACCTTCCCGAGCCGCACCAATTTCCGTGGCTACCGGGTGCGCCCCTTCTCCACGCCGCGCATCAAGCCGGCCTACATCTTCGGTCAGCTGGCGCAGTATCAGGAACGCTCGTTCACGCGGGGTTTCTACAACACGGTGCTCGGCGAGGAGTACACGGCCGCCGACGCGCGCCTGCAGGAAGCCGACATCAAGGCCTGCATGGCGAAGGGCATGGCGGCGATCCCCAACATCAGCGAAGATATCCCCTGTTTCATGGGGATCGACATGGGCTTCACCTGCCACATCACGATCTCGCACGATGACGAGGACGGATACCCGGTCTTCGACCTGTTTGACACGGTGCCGGCCGCTTTCCTCGAACGGCGCGTCGAGGAGCTGTGCAAGATCTACAACATCGTGCAGGGCGCCGTCGACCGATTCCCTTACACCCAGCAGGCCGACGGCCTGCGCGACATGACCAACGGTCTGATCGTCCCGATCCAGTACCGCGGCAACGCGGCGCTCGGCCCGGTCTTCGAGCCTGACACCAAGATCCTGAGCCATTACTCGGCGAACAACACGCTGATCCTCGATCGCGTGCAGTCGATGGTCGGACACCGCAAGGTCACGATCTCCGGCTATCAGGGTCAGGGGCCGACCGTCATCGCCCACCTGACCAGCATGGTCCGCGACGAGAAGCCGGGCGAGAGCGAGCTGGCCGAGTGGAAGAAGACCAACGGCAACGACCACTATATGCACTCGATGGCCTTCAATCTGCTGGCGCGGCGCGTGTGCGAGCACATGTACGCGACGCAGGTGTCAACCATCGCCACAACGTCCTCGTTTGTTGGCGCATCCTTTGGTAAGGACGCCCAAGGCATGCTCAATTTCACGGGCACCGGCAAGACAACCTCCCTCCAGAAGATGGCAAGGCTTGGGTAATGGCGACGAACAGCATCACCAGCGGCCTCGCCGCCATTCTGCTTCCGAAGGGCAAGGGCACCAAGGGCGGCGCGAGCGCCACGCCGGGTTTCGTCAAGGGCACGCCGACGATGACGGCGCCCACTTATCGGGATCACACCACCGACATCTATTCGACCCGCGTCGCCAATGACAGCCGCACCCTGATCGCCTCACTGGCGAACCTCGATCCGGACGTCTCGGCGGCGATCATGGCTTTCCTCGCCGTCGCCGGCTCGGTCGACCCGCTGGTCACCGCCTATGGCCCTGACGATCAGGTTGACCCCGCAGGGATCGCGATCGGCCAGCAGTTGCTCGCTGTGATGACGACGGTGCAGGATTACACGCTGGGCTTCTCCAACAAGCCGACCGTCGATGCGCTCTGCACCGACCACCGCTACATGATCCTGCTGCGCGGCGGCACGGCGGCTGAGCTGGTGCTTGACAAGACCTACGTCCCGACCGAGCTGCGTCTCGTCGACCCCGCGACTCTGTCGTGGGACCAGACGGCGCCTGGCGTCTACAAGCCGACCCAGACGCCAACCGGCTCCAACGTCAAGATCAATCTCGACATCCCCACGTTCTTCATCTCGAATTTCCACCAGTCGCCGCTCGACATGTACACCTATTCGCCGTTCGTCTCGGCGATCAATACGATCGCATCGCGCACGCTGGTGATCAACGAGCTGTACCGGATCATGAAGATCGTCGGCTACCCGCGCGTCGACGTGCAGGTGCTGGAAGAAGTCCTGCTCAAGGCCGCGCCGCCGGCCTTCCGCAACGACCCGAAGAAGATCCGCGATTATGTCCAGAACGAGCTGAACTCGATCCGGACCGCAATCTCGCAGCTCAATTCCGGCGACGCCTTCGTCCACTCGAACGCGATCACCGCGACCGTCATCAACGACAAGAACCCGTCGGCCGGCATCCAGATCCAAGGCGTGATCGACGTTCTGCAGGCACAGAACATGGCGTCGCTCAAGGTCATGCCGGCCGTCGTCGGTCGGGCGAACAACGGGCAGGTCGCTTCGACCGAAGCGCGTCTCTTCGCGCTCAACGCCGACGCGCTGAACCGCGCCGTCGCCGGCCTGCTGACCAAGTCCTTCACGCTCGCCGCGCGCCTCGCGGGGTACGCTGGCCGCATTGAGGTCAACTTCCCGCCTGTCGAGCTGCGCCCGAGCCTTGAGCTGGAGCCGCAGCGCGTCATGAAGTCGAGCCGTCTCCAGCAGGATCTGAGCCTCGGCATCATCAGCGACATCGAATATACGATGGAGATGTATGGTCGTCCGCCGCTGACCGGGGCGCCGCAGCTGTCCGGCACCGGCTTTGCCGATCCGACCCCGGCAGCCGGGGTCGACGCCAGCTCGGTGTCGCCGAACAGTGACAGCCTTGGTCGCAGCCTGAGTGGCGAAGGTGGCAATGGAGTCGCCAAGAACAATCAGGCCCGGCAGGGCCGCGCCAAGGCCAAGCTGGTTTTCGAGCAGGATGACGGGTCGACTCTCCACCTCGCTCTCTGAGCGAATTTCTGGAAACTACCCGGTACTTCTCATAAAATCACATTCATGAATTTATATGAGAGTGGTTGCCCAAAAACCGATTGATAGATCCCGCGTCGCGCGCATAGGAGCGCTGGTATGAAGCAGCTCCCAATGACGCCCGAGCTTTCGGCACTCATCAGCAAGGCGGTCGGCCCCGATGTCGACACGTCGAAGCTGGCGGTGTTCGAGACGATCGCGCTCAACACGAAGCCGCTGCCGGGCAAGCGTGGGTCGCTGTTCGAGAATGCGGTGGTCGAGCCGATCACCCTCAAGGAGATGGTCGACTCGATCAACTCCGGCAACCATCTTCCGCTGATCGCCGACCATGAGCTGATGGGTGCCCCGAAGGGCCGCTTCTTCTACGCCGGTCTCGACTACAGCGTCGAGGGCGGCCTCGAAATGCGGGCGCTCTTCTATCTCGACGAGACCGAAGCCGCGCTGATCGCCAAGCTGAACGCCGGCTCGCTGGACGAGGTCTCCGTCGCGTTTCTCTCGCGCCAGTTCCTTTGCTCCGAGTGCGGGTGGGACTATTTCCAGTTCGGCACGTCCGAGAACATCTATGATCGCACCTGCGCGAACGAGCACAAAATCGGCGTGAATGGCGTCCACGGTGAGATGGTTGGCCTCAACCAGTTCATCGAATTGAGCCTGGTTGCCCGTGGTGCAGCAGATAAGCCTAAGATTGTCGGCAAATCTGAGGCAAAGCTCGCGCCGACCGGTCTCCAGAAGCTGGCGGCCAACGGATTTGAGACGGACGCGCTGGTTGTTCAGGCGTCTCTGGGTAAGAAGGACGACACAATGAGCGACGCCACGATCTCCGCCCTTACCGGCCAGCTGACGACCCTTTCGGCCGAGAAGGGCACGCTGACGGCGAACCTCTCCACCGTGACCGGCGAGCGCGACACTGCGCGCGGCGAGGTGACCGCCCTGACGACCGAGCGCGACGCGCTCAAGGGTCAGGTCGCCACCCTGACGACCGAGCGGGATGCCGCGCTCCAGCGCCCGGAGGCGGCCGTCGCCACCGAGCGTGACGAGGCGCTGACCTTCCTGAATGAGCAGGTCGACCATCTGCTCATCGCTTCGGGCAAGCCGAAGCAGGCCGATGATGCCAAGATCAAGACCGTCGCCGAGGCGAAGGCCAAGATCTCCGAGCTGACCGGCAACCTCACCTCGATCCTGCCGGTGGACGGCAAGGCGGCGCCGGCCGGCGGCGCGAAGGAGGGGGAGGTCAAGCTCTCCTATGATCCGGCGCTGGCCTACGGCACGCGCAAGTAATTCTGACGGAAGGATTTCCCCATGCCCTACACCCCCGCCGGCATCGTCTCTTCGGGTTACCCGTTCGGCGATTTCACCTTCACCTATCTCCTCTCGGGCGTGGCTGCGACCGACACTGCCGTGGCCGCTGCGGCCGGGTATGTGACGACGATGGACACGACCGCCGCGAGCACGCACAAGCTGGCCGGCGATGGTGATCCCATCCACGGTCGCGTGTACGTCGCCGAGAACCGCGCCGTGCTCGGCCTCGTGGTCGCGTCGATCGCGCGCAAGTTCAAGGAGTCCGTCCCGACGGCCGCTGGCTACACCTCGCCGGCCGTGGGTGATCGCGTCATCGGCGGCGGCGCCGGCACCGTGAAGAAGGCCACGGCCAATTCCGGCGCGGGTGTTCCCACCGATCCCATTGTCGTCGAAGTCGGCACCGGCTCCGTCGTCGTCGAATATCTGTAAGGAATATCGGACATGACCGACCTTCTCACTCTCCGCAACGCCCGCAAGCCCGCCGAGGTGCTGCTGGCCGGTCTGAAGCCCGAGGATCGCAACGGCGAGTCCTCGCTCCGAGCCGGTCAGAACCTCGTGCGCGCAGCCAAGGAGGCGAAGCTCTCGCTTCCGGATTACCTGCGCCTCGCGGTCGACACCACGCAGGGCAAGTTCGCCGACATCGCCAAGGCGGGCAAGCTCGACGGCTACGAGGTGGCGCTGGCCTATCTCGACCTGCCTGTCCGTGACGACTTCTCGCAGGGCGTGCTCCTGCAGGCGGCCGCCGAGACCTTCACGACCTATCCGGGTACGCGCGCGCTGTTCCCGCCCGTGATCGACAACATCCTGCAGTGGAAGTACCGCCAGGATCAGATCGAGAACGTGGCCGGCATCGTGTCGCAGTCGCGGACGATCAACGGCACCGAGATGATCACGACCGTGGTCAACGACAAGCCGAGCGACTATCAGCAGACCGGCGTCATCGCCGAAGGCGCGGAAATTCCCGTCCGCTCGCTGCGCACCAGCGAGTTCGGCGTGAAGTTCTACAAGTTCGGCGGCGGCATGGAATTCACCTACGAATTCGAGCGCCGGGCCTCGCTCGACCTGATCACGCCGTATGCGAGCCGCATGCAGCGCGAGGTCGAGATCGGCCAGACCGCGATGGCCACCGCCATGCTGCTGAACGGCGACGGCACCGCTGCGCACGGCGCCGCGCCGAACGTCAACCAGACGGATCTGGCGGCCTCGATGCCGACGCCCCCGACGACCGTGACCGGTCGCATCAACTGGGAGGTGCTGCTCAAGTGGCTCGTCCAGCGCGCGCAGGCCGGCACCCCGGTCGACACCGTGGTCGGCAACTGGGACGTCTATCTCGAATGGCTGCGCATGTTCGCGACGCCGACCGCCAACGCCGGCCTGCCGCAGATCGAGATCCTGCAGCGCGCGGGTGTCAACGTCGCGATCGAGAACCCGCGGCTCCCGCTGAACATCAACTTCGCGCTCAGCTCGACGGCTCCGGCCAACAAGCTGATCGGCTTCATCAAGGCCGAGACCCTCGAAGAGCTGGTCGAGAACGGCTCCGATATCGAGGAGTCGACCCGCGCGATCACGAACCAGCGGGTTCGTTACGTGAAGACCGTGAACAAGGGCTACCGGATGATCTTCGGTGACACCCGCTCGGTCCTCACGCTGAACTAAGGCTCCGGCCAAGGTTCATGA